TGCATCACAGACCCGCCATATGGAATCGCAATCGGAACCGGTGCAGCTTACCAAAATGCAAAAACCGACCGCACTATTATGAACGATAATCTGCCGGATGATGCGTTTATCGAATTTCTTGTGAAAGCATTTTCTAACATGAAAAACAGCCTAATTCCCGGCGGTGTATTTTACATCTGGTACGCTTCCAGCAAAAGCCTTGTTTTCCTGAAAGCTCTGGAGCAAGCGGAGCTTACCATGCGGCAGAATCTCATCTGGGAAAAAGACCGATTTACCTTGGGACGGCAGGATTATCAGTGGTCATTCGAGCCTTGTATCTACAGTTGGGCAGAAGGTGCAGCCCATAAATTTTTTAACGACCGAAAGCAATCCACTGTGCTTCATTTTGACAGACCGAAAGCGTCTAAGCTGCACAGCACCATGAAACCGCTTCCGCTGATTGGCTATCAGATGAAAAATTCTTCACAGGAAAATGGCATCGTGTTAGACTTGTTCGGAGGCAGCGGCACAACGCTAATTGCTTCTGAGCAGTTGAACCGTATCTGCCATACAATGGAACTTGACCAGAAATATGCTTCTGCCATCGTCAGACGCTACGTTGCCTTAAAAGGCGGTTCAAATTCAGATGTATTTGTTCTGCGAAACGGTGAGAAGCTGCCTTGCAGTGCGGTGCATGATTTCACTGCGGAGGAGTTGGATATTACGGATGGCAGCGTGGATGATGTGCAGAGAAGTGACCGCAACCCATGAGAATCGACCGCATCTGGGCAATGCCCAATAAATGGACATTTCAGATTCCGCCAATTGCAGCTTTGCTGAAAGAAGAGATGACAGGCGGCATTTGGATTGACCCATTTGCCGGAAAAAGCAGTCCTGCACATATCAAAAATGATTTGAATCCGAAGTGTTCCGCTGCGTATCACATGGATGCTTTGGAATTTTTGAAGCTCTTCGATAACGATTCTGCTGATGGCATTTTGTATGACCCGCCATATTCACCTCGACAGGTGAGAGAATGTTATGATAATATTGACGGCAATATCAAGTGGGATGGCAAAGTGAATTTCTGGAGTGATACCAAAAATGAAATTGCAAGGATATTAAAGCCAAACGGAAAAGCAATTTGCTTCGGCTGGAACAGCATGGGCATTGGCAAGACAAGAGGATTTGCAATGAATCGTATTCTGCTTGTTCCGCACGGCGGTTCTCGAAATGATACCATTTGCACCGTTGAAATAAAAAGAGGTAATACATGAAACATAATACATTAACCCTCGGCAGTCTCTTTTCAGGCTCCGGAGCGTTCGAACTCGCCGGATTGCTGGCAGGAATACAGCCCATCTGGTCTTCAGAAGTTGCACCGTTTCCGACTCGAGTCACCACAAAACGGATGCCATTTGTAAAGCATTACGGCGATATTTCAAAATTGAATGGGGGTGATCTTGAGGCTGTCGATATTATCACATTCGGCAGTCCTTAGCTTTGTCAAGATTTATCAATTGCCGGAAAACGCACCGGCTTACACGGTTCTCGCTCCGGATTGTTTTTTCACGCAATCCGAATCATCAAAGAAATGAGAGATGCAACAAATGGAAAATATCCAAAATTCGCAGTCATGGAGAATGTCTCAGGAATCCTCTCAAGCTCCGGCGGTGAAGATTTCCGCTGCGTCCTTGAAGCGTTCTGCCGGATTAAAAATGAAGCCGCTGCAATTCCTCGACCTGCGAAATGGACAGGGGCAGGACAGATTTTGGGAGACGATTTTTCCTTTGCATGGAGAATTATCGATGCTCAATACTTCGGAGTCGCCCAGAGACGCAGACGCTTGTTTCTTGTCGCAGATTTTGATGGCAAACGTGCCGGAAAAGTATTATTTGAGTCCGAAGGCTTGTCAGGGTATTCTCCGCAGAGCTTCCGAACGTGGCAAGCAGCTGCCGGATATTTTGCGGATAGCGTTGGAACGACAAGCTCATATTGTTTAATGGATCAGGGCGGAACACGGATGGACGTTTCGCTGGATAAGACCGGAACACTCCGTGCTCAGGCAAATCATCCGCCTTGTGTTTTGGAGGAAAATGTGCCGAAAACACTGAAGATTCGCTGCGGTCATGGGAACGGCGGTCGAGGCGCTTTGATTCAAGAAAACATTTCCGCTACGCTCGCCACCAACAACGACCAGACACTGTTCGTCCCGAAAGCCTACGGTGTATGTGCCAAGCATAGCAACTCCATGCTGTCGGATAATCCGAATAGCGGGTTTTACGAAGCTCAGACTTCCCGAACTATCGACACATCCAATCAGTCACCGGATAAGAATCAAGGTGGCATAATTGTGCTGGAAGGCAATGGAAGCAGACCTTCTCATCGAGGTGACGGATACAAAGAATCCGAAACTATGTATACGTTAAATACCGTAGAAACGCACGCTATTTGCACTGATTATCTGGTTCGCCGATTGACTCCGCAGGAATGTGCTTTGCTGCAAGGTCTGCCGCCTTGGTGGTGTGATAATCTGGAAACGGAAAATCCTACTGAGAAAGAAGTTACATACTGGCAAGGCATCTGGAATGAGTGGAACGCCCTTAACGGCAAAAAGCCGAAGTCCCGAAATCAGGTCGTGAAATGGCTGCAAAATCCGCATTCTGATGCTGCGGAATACATGATGTACGGCAACGCCATCTGCATGAGCTGCGGATTTTTCGTCCTCTCCGGCATCGCCTATTTTGCAGAAAATCCGGACATGTAAAAAGCACAAATCCAACCTCTAAAACCGCCGAATTTTCGGTAGGTTTAGCCGCTTGCATTGTGAGAAAAACAGAGGTAATATCGTAGTAATCCGAAAGGAAAAAACGAAACAGGAGGACGAGAATATGACCATTTTCTACAATTGCACCGGCACTCGCCGGAAGGAGCTTGTGACTGCCATCAGCGAAATCACCGGAGCGAAAGCGGAGTACCAGTTCATGCCAACTCAAGCCTATCAAATCGATTATTTCACAGTCGATAAAGACGGCAATCTCAGCTTTGACGACCGTGCCGACAGCGAGGAGATTGAACTTTTGATTGAGGCATTATACCAACGTGGCTTTGTTGCGGAAAGCCCAAATCTGCTGACCATCGAGCTGCCGGAGGAGATGTTTGATGAAACGACTTTTGCCAACCTTGACCGCATTCTGGAAAATCGCCATGATTTAATCTGCCATGCTTTGCAGACAGATTCTTTGGCATATGAAAAGTCGGACGGCAAGGTGAAATTTCCTTGGTTCACTACCGAAGAACCGGAGGACGCAGAGGCGTACAGCCAATTCGTCACGGCATTGTGCAAAATGGCGAAAGAGCAAAAACGCATCAATCACAAGCCCTGCACCACCGACAATGAAAAGTTTTCCTTTCGCTGCTTTTTAATTCGGTTAGGCTTTGTCGGGAAAGAATTTTGGCAAACCAGAAAAGTATTGCTCCGTCATTTAACCGGCAGCTCCGCCTATCGCTTTGGCAACCCGAAAGGAGGCACTTCTGATGAAAACGCCCAGCCCACAGGAGCTTGAACAGCTTCGCAAAAGGTATCCTACCGGCACGAAAATTCGCCTTATCGCCATGACCGACCCGCAAGCTCCGCCACCCGGAACGGTCGGCAAGGTGCAGTTTGTTGATGATATTGGCGATATTCATGTCGCTTGGCAGAATGGTTCTTCCCTTGCCTTGATTCCCGGCGTGGATGCTTTTGAGGTGCTCTAATTTCAACCGATTAGGCAGCCGAAATTTATGAGAGACGCTCCTTCATTTTATCTAAGTATACCATAAAATAGCAACGATTGCAAGGGTGTAATCTACACAAATAGCCTGCCGATATACAGCCGATTTTTCTCCGATTTAGCCGCTTGATAGTCCTCCGAACGTATGGTAATATACGATACAACGGAACGGCAGAAAGCCGAAAAACCACCGAAAATACGGAGGAAAATCAAATGAACGCAAAAACCGAACAGCAGATTGCAAACCTGAAAACCCAGACGATTGGCGTGGAAATTGAGATGAACCACATCACCAGAAAGAACGCTGCAAAGCTCGCAGCCGACTTTTTCGGAACAGGACGCTACGAGGACACGGCACACCGAAACGGCTACTACACTTGGTCGGCATGGGATGCTGAGGGACGGGAGTGGAAATTTCAACGGGACGTCAGCATTGCCGGAGCAGACAGCGAAAAGTGCGAACTGGTAACGCCGATTCTGCACTACGAGGACATTGAAATCTTGCAGGAACTGGTACGGAGGCTGCGGAAAGCCGGAGCGATTTCTCACGCCGGAGTTGGTGCAGGCGTTCACATCCACATCGGAGCGAATGGGCACACACCGCAAACCCTGCGAAATCTCGCCAACATCATGGCAAGCCACGAGTCCTTGCTTGCCGAGGCTTTGAAACTCGATACCAATCGGATGCGACATTATTGCCGAACGATTGACCCGAACTTTTTGGAGCAAGTCAATCGGAAAAAACCTCGCACGATGGCACAATTCGCCGACATCTGGTACACCTCGCAAGGACAGGATTACGGCAGAAATCAACACTACAACAACAGCCGATACCATATGTTAAACTACCATGCGACCTTTACCAAAGGTACGATTGAGTTCCGATTGTTCCAATTCGACCGACCGGAAAACGGTAAAAAGAACGGCTTGCACGCCGGGCAATTGAAAAGTTACATTCAGCTTTGCTTGGCACTTTCGGAACTTGCAAAGGAGCTGCGAACGGCAAGTCCAAAACCGCAGCAGCACGAGAATCCGAAATTCGCTATGCGAACATGGTTGATTCGGTTGGGACTGGTTGGCGATGAATTCGCCACCGCCAGAAACTTCCTCACCAAGAACCTTTCCGGCAACTCCGCATGGAGATTCGGCAACTAAGAGACATAGCCTTATGCCTCCCCATTCGACCGCTTCGGCGGTCTTGTGGTGGTAGAAGGGTAAGCCTCTAGAGGCGAAAACAAAGCCTTTCGGAAAGGATTTTTTCTATGAAACGATTTTACATCGCCTACGGTTCGAATCTCAACGTTCGGCAAATGCGGATGCGTTGTCCGGATGCAGTAATCATCGGGACGGCATTCATTCCCGATTATCGGCTGCTGTTCAAGGGCAGCAAATCCGGCAACTACCTCACCATCGAACCGCATTCCGGCAGTCGAGTGCCTGTGGCAGTCTGGGCTGTTTCGGCACGAGATGAACGGCAATTGGATATTTACGAGGGCTTTCCGAATTTCTACTACAAGAAAGGTTTTTCGCTGGACGTGAAACAATCGGAAAGCAGAAAAATCCGCAAGCTGACGGCGTTTGCCTACATCATGCATGAAGAGCGAAAACTTGGAATGCCAAGTTCCTTGTATCTCCAAACTTGCGGTACGGGATACCGTGACTTCGGTTTTGATTTGCAATATTTGCTGGATGCGATGGATGCCAGCCGAAAGGTGGTGCAGTAAGATGGAGAAAAAGATTTGCCCAATTTGCGGAAAGCCCTACACCGGACATCCGGCACTTTCCAGAACCAATGACAAAACGGAAATCTGCTCGGATTGTGGTATCAGGCAGTCGCTGCAAAGCATCGGGATTTCGCCGGAGGAACAGGAAAAAATCCTGTCGATTATCCATAGGCATACGGAATATCGGGAGGAAAAGTAAATGCGTGTTTTGATAATTGAGCCAAGGAAATGTCCCCATGTTGCCGAGATTGACGGCTCTTTGAAATCCATGCAAGAGATAGTCGGCGGTTATATCGAAGTCATCTGTCCATTTGCGGACAAGGTGGCGATTGTTTGCGATGAGGATGGGAAATTAAAACCCGATACGGAATGGAATCGATTGATACCGGAATGTGGCGACATCATCAAGGGTACGTTTTTCATTTGCGGAGTCGATGGCGAGGAATTCACCGACCTATCGCCGGAGCTGATAGAAAAGTATGCGAACTACTTCCGGAGCTATTTCATTCCCATCCGAATTGACGAGAACGGCAGCATTCACGTTATCGACTGATTCTTTCGGTTTCTTGCCCACAAAGCCTCCACGTTTCGGCGTGTGGGGCTTTTGCCGATACAGCGGAAAACTACCACTTTTGAAAAACAAGCCCACACGTGCGAACGTGGCGATTCCGTTTTTCCTTTGGTGTATACTACACAAATACCTCGCCGAAGTACAGCCTCTTATTCTGTACATTTAGCCGCTTGCTATTATTCCAAAACAGAGTTAATATACACACAACGCAAGGGAAACCAAGCGAAAAACAAAATTTTTGGAGGAAACGAAAATGATTAGTTACGCAGAGGCATTGAGCAGAGCAAAGGCAAACAGAACCGATTGGAACGAACGGGAGCGAATCGCAAAGGCAATCATCACTTGGGTGGACAGCGAGTACGAATACGAGTTGGAAATCGAAAACGAGGGCATGGACGACACCGAATTCACCGATTGGGTGGAGAAAAACGCCGAGGCATTTGCCAAAGAGGACGCAGTCGAAAACGAAACAGCCTTTGATGAGGTTTATCGCATCGACTACGAAACGGAAACGATTGACGATGATGCCGAGTTCGAGGAAGACTACGAAGCATGGGCAGAATTTGAATGGGAATGCCAAAACGACCGATAAGCCAAAAGCCTACCACCAAAACAAAAAGCCTCGGAACGCCGAGGCTTTGGCTCGTACAGGTTTTTCGTTTCCCCCACTGCGAGCATTGATGTATACTACACAATGAACTGCCGCGTTCTCCTCCGATTTTTCTGTTAGTTTAGCCGCTTGCTATTCCTCCGGTTGTATTGTAATATGGGTACAACGGAACGGGAAATACACCGACCGAATTCAATTTTACGGAGGAATATTTATGTGGCACGAAGGATGCATTGCAGTCAATGGGATTGCTTTTCACTACCAAGCAAAGGTTTATGACGTAGGCAGTATTTACGGTATCCGGCAAGGACGAATTTCCAAGCTGACGTTGAAACAAGACGGCGAGGTTGTTCTGAATTACGACCGAGGCTGGGATGTAAAACCTACAACACCGGAAGCTGAAATAGCCTTGGAAATCCTGATATACGATTATGCATAATTACAAAAACTAACCCCCTACCCTGCACGGAGCCGAAAGGCTCTGTTGCTCGTTCATATCTATTTTGGCATCCGTAAGGGTGTTTTTTTATTGTTTGGAGGCACGAGAAATGCGAAGATTAAAGGATTACAAGCCGACAAAATTCATGGCTGCGGATTCTGCATACAACAAGCAAGCGGCGGATTACGCTGTCGGTTTTATCGAGTGCCTCTGCCACACGAAGGGCACGTGGGCTGGGAAACCGTTTGAATTGATTGACTGGCAGGAGCAGATTATTCGTGATATTTTTGGAATCCTCAAACCAAATGGATATCGGCAATTTAATACTGCATACATTGAAATAGCTAAAAAGCAAGGCAAATCAGAACTTGCCGCTGCCGTTGCACTGCTTCTCACCTGTGGCGATGGTGAACAGCGAGCCGAAGTGTATGGTTGTGCTTCTGACCGACAGCAAGCTTCTATCGTTTTTGATGTCGCTGCCGACATGGTGCGAATGTGTCCGGCATTGAACAAGCGAGTTAAAATCCTATCCGCACAAAAGCGAATCCTCTTCCTCCCAACGAACAGTTTCTATCAAGTCCTATCCGCCGAAGCGTACTCCAAGCACGGCTTTAATATACATGGTGTGGTGTTCGATGAGCTACATACACAGCCGAATCGAAAGCTATTTGACGTTATGACCAAAGGCTCCGGCGATGCCAGAATGCAGCCGCTGTATTTTTTGATTACCACCGCCGGAACGGATACCCATTCGATTTGCTACGAGACGCATCAAAAAGCGAAGGATATCCTTGAGGGCAGAAAAATAGATCCAACCTTCTATCCTGTGATTTACGGTGCGGATGAATCGGACGATTGGACTTCTCCGGAAGTTTGGAAGAAAGCGAATCCCTCGCTTGATATCACAATCGGCATCGATAAAGTAGAAGCTGCTTGTAATTCCGCAAAACAAAATCCCGGCGAGGAGAACGCTTTTCGGCAATTGCGGTTGAATCAGTGGGTAAAGCAGTCTGTCCGCTGGATGCCGATGCAGAAATGGGATGCTTGCAAAAGAAGTTTCACGGAAGATTTTCTTGCCGGACGCACTTGCTACGGCGGTCTGGATTTGTCCAGCACGACCGATATTACCGCATTCGTTCTGGTTTTTCCGCCGGAAAATGAAGACGATTGCTACTATGTCCTACCATACTTTTGGCTTCCGGAAGAAACATTGCCGCTTCGTGTTTGCCGTGACCATGTGCCTTATGATGTTTGGCAGCGGCAGGGATTCTTGCAGACCACAGAGGGTAATGTGGTGCATTACGGCTTTATTGAAAATTTCATTGACAATCTTGGAAAGAAATTTCACATCAAGGAGATTGCCTTCGACCGATGGGGAGCGGTTCAGATGAGCCAGAACTTGGAAGATTTAGGATTTACGCTTGTGCAATTCGGACAGAGCTATCGGGATTTATCTCCATCAACGAAAGAGTTAATGCGATTGACATTGGAGCAAAAGCTCTGCCACAGCGGGCATCCGGTTCTTCGCTGGATGATGGATAACATTTTCATCAAAACCGACCCTGCCGGAAACATCAAGCCGGATAAGGAAAAATCCACAGAGAAGATTGACGGTGCGGTTGCCTTGATTATGGCACTGGACAGAGCCATTCGCTGTGGACTTGGTAATTCTGGGGTGAGTGTTTATGATGAGAGGGATCTTCTAGTGCTATGAAAAAACAGAAAGATTCAGGACTTGTATAACTCTATTCTTTATGTTATAATATTGATATGATTATGGTGCAAAAGGAGGAATGCACAGATGAATATATATTTCAATAACGCCTTAATTGGCACTACAACTGTGCAATGCAGCGTAACTTTGCCGAACAGAATCGATTACTATTCTTCGCATAAAGTTAACGATGAAGTTAGAGGATACTTAGTTTTTGATGGGACATGGAATTTTATTCCGCCATGTAGTGTGCAAAAAGAATTTAAAATACAAAAACTTGCTCTAATTCTGGAATCGCCGCATAAAAATGAGTATCAATCAAACAGTTATATTCCAATTGGACCAGCAAGGGGCACTTCTGGTGAAAGAATCGAAAGATGTATTGTGAATAGACAATGGGTTAGACAGCTTGATTCCAATTGTGTTTACGAAATATGTGTTATGAATGCTATACAGTATCAATGCTCCGCATGGAACTATATAAGTGGCTTTTCAAAATTGGATACAGTTCTACGCAATAACTTATTTAAAAAGATGTGGACAGGTTTTGCCAGAAAAAGTTTTGTTCACAGAATAGAAGATTATTCACCTGATAAGATTGTGAATTGCTGTACAGGTATGACGACTGATAATACCGGAAATGTATGTCCTCAACGGAATAGCTTAGCTGATTTAGTTGAAAAGGCGATACAAACATCATTTCAAGGCTCTCACATATGTGACTATCACCCTGCTACTCTCGGGAAAAAACAATGGAAATAATACACTAAAGCACTTGCAGCTGCAGGTGCTTTTTTCATACCTAAAAGGAGTTGATATAAATGGGAATTTTCAGCGGACTTTTCAAGTCCAGAGACCATCCCAAAAACAGCTACGACAGCCCATCCTACACCTACTTTTTCGGTCGTTCCAACAGCGGAAAACGAGTCAGCGACCGAACCGCTCTACAGCATACTGCCGTGTATGCCTGTGTTCGAGTGTTGTCAGAAGCAATCGCACAGCTTCCCTTGCACGTCTATCGATACACAGAAAATGGAAAAGAGCGTGTACCCTCGCATCCGCTTTTTTACTTACTCCACGACCAACCGAATCCGGAGATGACTTCATTCGTTTTTCGAGAAACCTTGATGTCACATTTGCTGATTTACGGCAACGCCTATGCTCAGATTCTCCGCAACGGCAAAGGCGAAGTCCTCGGCTTGTATCCGTTAATGCCGGATAAAATGAAGGTCGACCGTGATGAGAAAAACCGTTTGATATATATTTACAGCCGCTATGATGAGGCAAATCCAAACTTGAAAGAGCAAGGCGATATTGTGCTGTATGCCGATGAGGTGCTGCACATTTGTGGTCTAGGATTTGACGGCTTGGTCGGCTATTCTCCGATTGCAATGGCGAAAAATTCTATCGGGATTTCTATCGCCTGTGAGGATTACGCCGCTTCCTTTTTTGCAAACGGAGCAAGCCCGTCCGGTGTGCTGGAACATCCGGGCGTGATTAAGAATCCGGAGCGGCTTCGAGACGCTTGGGCAAAAGCATACGGCGGACATAACTCGCACAGAGTCGCTGTGCTGGAGGAAGGCACACACTACACGCCGATTTCGATTCCAAACAATGAAGCACAATTCTTAGAAACTCGCAAGTTTCAGGTAGAAGAAATCGCTCGCCTGTACCGTGTGCCGCTGCACATGATTGGCGACTTAGACCGTGCCACGTTCAGCAACATCGAACAGATGTCACTGGAATTTGTGATGTACAGCCTTGACCCTTGGATTGTTCGATGGGAACAAGCACTGCAAAAGGCACTCTTATCGGATTCTGAAAAAGGACAGTATTTTATCAAATTCAATGTAGACGGACTATTGCGTGGAGATTATGCAAGCAGAATGCAAGGCTATGCTACTGCACGGCAGAATGGTTGGATGTCCGCAAATGACATTCGCCAATTGGAAAATATGAACTTAATTCCGGATGAATTGGGTGGAAATTTGTATCTCTGCAACGGCTCTTACACAAAACTACAAGATGCCGGAGCAGCGTATGCCAAAACATCCGAGAACATGGAGGTAAGACATGAATAAATTTTGGAACTGGGTAAAAAATGAGGATTCCGGCGAAACGGAGCTGTATTTTGACGGACCCATCAGCGAGGAAAGCTGGTTGAATGATGAAATCACACCGGCAAAATTCAAGGAGGAACTCGCTCATCACGCCGGCGATTTGACCGTTTGGCTGAATAGTCCGGGCGGAGATGTGCTGGCGGCAAGCCAGATTTACACGATGCTGAAAAATCATAAAGGCAGGATTACCGTAAAAATCGATGCCCTTGCAGCTTCCGCTGCTTCTGTTGTAGCGATGGCTGGCGATAAAACTTTGATTTCACCTACTGGCATGATTATGTGCCACAATCCAGCAACTTTAGCGATGGGAAACAAGGCGGACATGGAAAAGGCAATCGAGCTGTTGGAGGAAGTCAAAGAATCGATTATCAATGCTTATGAAGCGAAAACCGGTCTTTCAAGAAGTAAGATTTCCAAAATGATGGATGATGAGACTTGGATGAATGCCAAAAAAGCGTTGAAATTGGGCTTTGTCGATGGTATTTTGTTTGCGAAACAGGATGAATCTGAACCGGAGGAAGAAAAAGAGCCGGAGAAAAATTCTGATTCAGCCGAAATGCTCTACACGCCATCCGTAACGGCAGCATCATTCTTACAAAAATTAACCGCCACGCAGCCGACCGGCATTCCCATCGACCAGTTGGAAAAGCGGCTGTCGTTGCTGCGAAACTAGTATACCATTAATAAAGGAGTTTTGACTATGACAATCAAAGAACTGCGAGAGAAACGCACGAAGGCTTGGGACGAAGCAAGAAATTTTCTGGATTCCAAGCGAACTGACAGCGGTCTGCTGTCGGAAGAAGACGCTGCAACCTATGACAAGATGGAAGCGGACGTGGTGAATCTTGGCAAGGAAATTCAGCGTCTGGAGCGTCAGGCTCAGCTGGACGCTCAGCTGAATGCACCGACTTCTCAGCCTGTTCTGTCCGCTCCACATGTACAGATTGAGCAGACGAAACGCACCGGAACAGCCTCAGCTGCCTACAGCAAGGCGTTCTGGAACAGCATCCGCAACCGGAATTTTGCCGACATTCGGAATGATTTACAGATCGGCGAGGATACGGAAGGCGGCTTTTTAGTGCCGGACGAGTTTGTGCGCCTGTAAAAGGCGATGTTTACAGTAGATTAGGCTCTACACCGCACAGCAGAGCGGTTGTC